GCATATCACTCAATTGACGCTGAAGCTGAATTAACTTCAATGTTAAGTGAATATGTATCAATGGAAATTGATCTTGAAATCTTAGATATGTTGATTAATGGTGCTGTAACAACTGAGTTTTGGTCAGCTAAATCAAATCAATTTATTAACGCTGCAGGCACTGCTTTTGAAGGTTTAAGTGTTGAAAATGGCGGATACTATAATACACAAGGAGAGTGGTTCCAAACTTTAGGAACTAAACTTCAAAAAGTATCTAATGCTATTCATCAGAAAACTTTAAGAGGTGGCGCTAATTTCTTAGTAACTTCTCCTGCTGTTGCAACAATCCTAGAATCTATTCCTGGATTTGCTGCTGACACAGATGGTACTAAAATGGAATTTGCAGCTGGTGTACAAAAAATTGGTGCAATCAATAATAGATACACTGTTTACAAAAACCCATACATGAAAGAGAACGTAATCCTTATGGGATATAGAGGAGCTCAATTCCTTGAAACTGGTGCAGTATATGCTCCATATGTACCTCTAATCATGACTCCACTTGTATACGATCCTGTTAACTTCACCCCAAGAAAAGGTGTAATGACAAGATATGCTAAGAAAATGGTAAGACCAGAATTCTATGGTAAAGTATATGTTGCTGGATTAGACACTGTTTAATATTTATTTATTAAATTAAATTAGTGATTATGGAAGGGATGATTTATTTCATCCCTTTCTTACTGTTTGAATATTTATATAAAAAGAAACTAAGTAATTATTATGGCAGTCCCTAGAACAAAATATTCAATGCAAGTTCGTATCCGTTATAAAGGAAATCTAGTTGATGTATTAGATAGGATTAGAGCAATACGTATGGTGCTAATGGTTCATATTGAACAAGATTTAGGTAAAGGAGCAGAATTAATAACAATTAAGGTTATGACTCCATACCCTCCTAGAAAAACATTTCATGGAATTAGAAAAATGTCTGTAGGAAAAATAGAATCATTAGAACAAATGCAATTATTAGAAACTACCTTAACAAAACTTCAGTAATATTTATTAATAAAGGTAATTATAAATGGCAGATTATAGTGAAAATAAACCAATTTGGCCCGGAAGCTCATCATTTACCGCTGGAGATACTCCATTTGGATTTTTTGATAGTGATACAATGTTTCAAAGTCAAGCAGATAGCTTTGCATCATTTGCAGCACAAAATGTTGGATATCCAATCATGGATGTTGAATTAATAGATAAAAATTTTTATACAGCATTTGAATCAGCAGTTATTGAATATTCTAATCAAGTTAATCAAGTTAATATAACAAATAATTTATTAAGTACATTGGGTATACAAACAGGATCTGATTTTCTTGTTAGTGAAAGTTTTTCTGATACATTGGTCGGAGGATCGTTATCATATATTACAAAATTATCAAAAACATATGGAGCAGAAGCAGGATCTGGAGGAAATGAAAAATGGTATACTGCAAAAGTAAAATCAGTACCAGGTCAACAAAATTATAATATAAAAACAGCAATATCAGAATCAGGATTACCATTATCTTCTACTAGTTCAATTGAAATAAAACAAGTATTACATCACGTGCCACCTGCAATTATAAGATATTTTGATCCATTTGTAGGAACAGGGTTAGGTACACAAAATTTATTAGATGCATTTGATTTTGGAGGATTTTCACCATCTGTTAACTTTATGATGATGCCATTACATCAAGACTTATTAAGAATACAAACAATTGAATTCAATGATAGAATTAGAAAATCACATTGGTCATTTGAAATACATGGAGATGATATTAAAATATTTCCAATACCATCTGCGTCAGGATCGATATCAGATTTACATTTTGATGAATTTTATGTATATTATACATATGAAGAAAAAAAAGCAAATGAATCTGTATTATTTGGAAATACTGCAGCAATGTCTGGAGTAGTTAGTGATGCATCTAATATACCATATACGTATCAAAAATATAGTCAAATTAATGATATGGGAAGAGCATGGATAATTAAATATGGACTAGCATTAGTAAAAGAAATGTTAGGATATGTTCGTGGAAAATATTCAACAGTACCAATTCCAAACTCTGAAGTTACATTAAACGGATCAGAACTTGTAACACAAGGACAATCAGAAAAAGATGCATTGATAACTCAACTTCGAGAATTTTTAGAAAAAATGACAAAAGAAAGTATGGTAACAAGACAACAAGCAGAAAATGATGCAATGAATGAAGTATTGTCAAGAATACCAACTAAAATATATGTAGGATAACTATGGCATTATTTGGAACACAAAGGGATGCAAAATTCTTAGCATCGATTAATGCAGAATTATTAAATGCAATAATTGATACTGAAATTGAATTTTTTAAATTAGTAGTTGAAGAATCTAATTCTAATATATATGGCGAATCAACTTCTAAAACCTATTTTGATTCTATTTTAATTCCAGTACTAATTACAAAAGAGTCAAAAAATGGAACAATGGATGACTATGGACATTCATATACCAGAACAGCTCAGTTTGGTATTTCAAGAGATATTTTAGAAAAAGCTAATTTTTATCCAGAAGTTGGAGATATTGTAAAATGGGATGAAGAATATTATGAATTAGATAATGTTGATGCAAATCAATATTTTGCAGGAAAGAATCCAGATACATGGCCTAATGGAACTTCATTTGGTTATAGTGTTTCAGTATTATGTGATGCTCATGTAACAAGACAAACACCAACAAATATTAGAAAAATGAGATTTGGATCTCCAGATGATGGACAAACATATAAAGGATTTGGTTAATGTCAAGAATAAATAGACAAAATATTGATAGAAAAACAAATAAGCCTTCTTTATCATCAACTGAATCTACAAGAAAAGATTTAATATTAAATAGAGCAGAAGAGGTAAGAAGAGATAATGATATTGTTAAAACTCCTAAGCGAACTGTTTATGATATTGATTATGCAATTAAATGGTTTATTGAAAATGAAATACAACCTCAAATAGAAGCAAATGGAGAATTAATTGATGTTCCTGTAATATTTTCAAATGGAGAAAAATGGGATAATGTTCGAAGATTAGGATATTTACGTGATCAAAAAGGAATGTTACAATCTCCAATTATAATGATTAAAAGAAATTCATTACAGGAAAGAGATCAATTAAAAAAACTAGATATCAATAGACCAGCTGCAGGAAATCAAATAGTATATAAAAATAAATTTAATAAAAAAAATGCATATACAGAAGATTTATTTCCTATACCAGTAAATGAACCAATGACTTCAGAAGAATTATATGCAATAAATATTCCAGAATATGTTGATATAGAATATGACTTGTTAGTATGGACAGATTTTACTACTCAAATGAATGAATTAGTTGAACAAATTATGCCATATGGAACATTTGCATGGGGCAATAATTTTAATAAATATAGAACTTTCATCCGATCTTTAAGTTTTGAAACAATTAATACTGTTGGCGAAGATAGATTAGTTAGATGTACAATGCCATTAACTGTTAATGGAACATTAATGGCAGAGCAAGAATATAGAAAATCAACTATACAAAAAAGATATTCATTAAAAAAAGTATCTTGGGCGCAAGTTATTGACACAGACATTAATATATTTAATACTACAACAATACCACAAAAAATACTAAATGTACAACAACAAGTGTTATCCGGAGGCTCTATAGTATTATCAGGTGCGTCAGGAGGAGGCGGCGGTGGCGGAACAACAATTGATGCTACTACAATGATTTATATTACATCATTAACAGATAAAACAGCAACGTTTTCAAATGCAACAACAGTAGAAGTTTCTGGATTAGCAGCTGTTAATCCTACAACTAATGCAACTGCTACAAAAAATGAATTTGATGTATATATTAACGGTCAATATATAGACAAAGATTTATATACTTGGACACCAAGTGATATAACTTCTCCACAATCGATAGTATTCGATACAAGTGAATTAGGATATAGTATAGAATCTACAGACACAATAATTATAAATGGAAGATGGAAAACTAGTTAATGGGAAGATTATTTGATAGCAAACAGTTTCGTACAGATTTACAATTATCTGGATCATTCTCTGGATCATTTCAAGGATCTGGTGCTAGCTTAACTGATATACCTGCATCTGCTATAGGTGGATTAAATTTATCGCAAATAGCATCTGGATCATTTTCTGCATCTATAAGTCAAAATGGAG